AGAACGTGCGCACGTTATAATTAATAAAACAACAAAATCAAAATAAATTTATAATTAATTTAAAAATTATTTTTATTAGACATTTTTATATATGCCTAGGATTTTTTGAGTCAGAAGAAATTTGGTCTGAAAATTTGGTCTGAGAATTTGCTCTAAAACTCAAATTTTTGGACTAAATATTATTCTATATAAATATTTTTAAAAAATAAATTTTAATAAAAAAATAAAAATAATTTCAATAAAAATATTAAGAAAATCTTTTGGGGATTGTACAGGATCCAATTAGAATTAATTGTTCCTTTTATTGTGGTAATGTTGTGAGCAGTTTATGTGATAATTTGCTCTAAAACTATTTCTATTTATTGTCGGAGAAATTCCGTAAAACTGCGGAGAACTTCTTATTATAATTACCGATGCATTGCAGTTAAAATCTCTAGGAATATTGTGAGGGAATCTATTGTAGTTATTTATCCTATTTCCTCTAGCAATTGCTTTCTGATCCATAATAAATAATTCTAAACTAGAACATCCATTTAAAATCAAGACAAAAAATATCCCAATTATAAATTTAACCACGGTATCCCCCCCTATATGTACTTTATATAGATTCATTAATGTTAACGCAATCTAAATTCATCGGGTAAGGAATACCATATGTTTTTGTATATCTACCATACTTTTTCCAACATGGGAGTGATAGTAAATGTTCTATATGCTTGTTATATAGCTTATCATGATCGTATATGTAAACACCATCAGATGTTCTACAAAACATTATTAACTCTTTTCCGTATTTATTCTTATCCAATAAAAAATAATTCTTAATCATTTATTAAAGTAATTACGTATTGTTTCCAACTCATCATTTGCATCTGTCAAGTTTCTGATAGCATCAATTGCATTATTATAAAAATCATCAGTTGAATGATCGCCTATACCTACAGGATTCTTTGTCATCAAATCTAATGTTAAAGTAGCTTTAGATTTTTTAGATAATGCATTATGCAATAACATATCGTATAAACTATTCTTCATTTTGCTCATTTTCTTCATTTTCTCTTTTTTCTTTTAACTTTTTATCTTTGATTTTTTTATATTTTGCCCTAGACTTAGATTCTCTTGATGAACACCAATCCTCTAGCTTAGTAGAAAAAAACCAATCATTATCAACAGTAATTGCTTTATTAAAATCACCTTGAATTATTTTATTAATATTTCTTGATGATGGTTCATCAACTTTATTTTTATTACGTTCCCTATAAACCCTATTATAACTTTGGTTCCTACACTTTACAGAGCAGTATTTTTTAGTTCTACCAATTACTTTTTCTGTTTCTTTTTTATTAAAAGTTTTATTACAGTTTACGCAAATCATTTAGTATTAGTTTTTGGTTTAGGGTTTGGGTTAATAGCTTCAAATAATCCTTTTAATATATCTTCATCCATTTTTATTTGTTTTTAATTAATAATATTCAAATCTAAAACCCATGACGGACAAATCCAAAATTATCTTTAAAAACATTATACTTTGATTCGTAATCTTTTTTTACAGAAAACTGAATAATACCCTCAACTGCCTCAATAGGTAGCACATACCACGATTCAAGTTTTTTAAAATAAATAGCAAACCAATCCACCTCATCCTTTGTGTAATCAATTTTAACATGACATTGGTTGTCTCTTTTTCTTAAATACCCTGTAGACTTTACTTGTACACGATGTAAGGCATTATCTACATCAACTATTAAATCATACCTTGTGTAATGTGAAAATGGCTTAGAAACGATGTATCCCATCTCTATGCAACGTGTGGTGAATAAAGACTCGGAATACTCTCCTAAATTCATAAAATACTTAATCTAGCTTGATTTTCCTTATCAATAATGTATTCATCACGAACAAACTCACCCAATTCTTTTCCTAACTCTATTCTTAATGTTTTATCTAAAACCAATTCCTTTATTGATTCTACCCAATCATCCGAGTTTTTACATAAATCAATATTAGCATTTGTCCTGTTGTATGTAACAACATCTGTCCCAATAAATGGTTTATATTTTGCTCCGGCTTCTATTACCTTTAATTCACTTTTGCATCTATTAAATTCATTGTCAATTACAGAGGCAATTGATATATCCATTTCATCATAAAAAGATGCATATCTACTAACTTTTTTACCGCTATCAATCTGTAGATTTTTAAATCTACCCTGTACTGTCATAATGTTTATTTGATGATTCCAAACTTTTATCCCAAAATCAGTTTTATTGTCAACACCAAACAGATTAAACATAACATTGTTTTTAAGAAACTTATTACTATTTATTCTTCTTACAGGAGTTTGTAACGGATCCAAATCTTTGTAGTGAGTTGTACTACCGGCATATCCTATAACAACCTTATTTTTGTTTCTAGACTTTCCTTTAGCCTCACTCCATTGCAATTCATCATCATAATCTATTGCATTTTTAGCCACAACTATTGGAGTATTAGGGACAAGATTTTCTATTTTAGATTTAAGATATTCTGTTGATGTCCAAATGTAATCAGCCATTGCTATATTAGCTACAATACTACCCTTCCATTCATCATAGTCAACATCTTTTCTCCAAATAATTGGATGATAATCGGGAAGAATCCAATAATCATCTATATCCATAATTATTTTAATTCCTTTGTTTTTAAATTTTTCTATGATTTCTAAATCGTGATAATTATAACCCAATCCCCTGTTGAATACTAAGTAATCATATTTATCTGCATCAATCTTAGCTTCGTGATATGTCTTAATAATATCTACAAAATATCCTTTTTGTTTTAATTTTTCAAATGGTTTTGTTAATCTATGATAACTAACACCATTATAGTGAGATTTAATAATTACTAAAAATCGCATAATAAATTAATATAATAATTGATAAAACTGTTATAAGAAATGATGATAAGACAAGAAATGCCCTAAACATATTATGAAGTTCTGTTTTTCTAAACCTCAAAAGAAACTTTTAATAGAATGTTGAGACATTAATGATTTTTTTATTATAAATGCCTTTTTAGGTGCTTTATCACCTTTTGGTTGTACAGAAATCCAATTGCTATCTGAAAGAATTATTAACTGCTTTAGTTTTTCTAATTCAATCCAATAAAATCTCCCCCCATCATAAAAAACCCACCAATCTGCTTTACTAGAAAGTAATCCCGATGGTTTACCATTCATGTATAACTCAATAAAAAAATTTCCTGTGTCATTACTTTTTGCATCGTATTTTACTTCAACACTTTTGTGAATTTCCGGAATCCAAATATCGTAATCAGAAAACTTTTTAGGAATACGTACTGCACATTCATATTTTGTCCTAATATAATCTAATACAACCTTTTCACCCTCATGTCCAAATTCTAAGTCGTGACTAAACGTACCTTGTAAATCCTTCATTTGCTATATATTTTGTTAATAATTTATTTGGAAACATCTCACCACATTCATAAATTATATCATCAACCCCGTAATCATTAAACCACTTTCTACATAACCAAGCTAAAGCATCAAGCTGAGAGGCTAACAACCAATCAGTAGTTGATGTAATGCTTTTCAAACTATCTAACTTATCCGAATCATACTTATGCCTTACAAGTATTTTGACAACTAAATAATCCTCACTATACACAGATATCATATCTTGATTTAATCCTAAATCAATGGTGCCATTAAGATGAATATATGCATGAGCAATATTTTTTTCATTATAATTCTCACTTTCTGATTTTATAATTATACCCTTAGTGCTTTGTCTAGGTATAGTTTTTATATTAAATCTTACTTCTGTCAGTTTTGGTTTATATGTAATCAACTTCCAATTTTTCATAAATTTTAATTAGAAATTTTACTCATTAAATTCATTAAAGCACTTTTAGGTTTTTTAATTTTATATATATAATGCGTTTTTTTCTTTTTAAACAACCTATAAAACTCATTATAATCAATCAACTCAGATTCTTTTGGTACATCTGATAAGTTATC